GAATTACCCATAGCTTTATATCTATGACCATTAGGGCAATCATCAGGCTCTTTGCCGCGCCAAGATATTTTAGTGTAATCATCTGGAAATCCCTGCAATCTTTCAACTTCTCTTGGAGTGAGCCTTCTAACTACATGGTCGTAAACTAACGGCTTTGTTTCCCAATCTGCGCCACCCATACCATATGATGCAGTGATGGTATTTACATGAGATTGTTTTGTCATTGCTACAGCGTGAACATCTGTTGCAGTTTGACATGGAGATAATTCTACGAATGGTTCTACTTGATTGCCGCCATTCTCTGGCTTTCTGCCAATCCAATTTCCCGGCAATGCATATGTTACAAGTGCATCTGCCTCTACTCTGGAGTTTCCTGTGCGACTGAAAGGAGGGCCTGTGCTAACTGTTGGGGCAACTCTTTGCCTCTCTTCTCTGCTCGGCGCAGGATGCCCTGACAAGCTTTCTGGCTCAAATAAAACACTTGCGGCACTTCGCCAATCTCCAAGACATCCGACAACGAACACACGTCGGCGTCTTTGTGGAACTCCGAAGTATTGAGCGTCAAGCACTCGGTATGCGAACCCATACCCGATTTTCCCCATCGCTGTGAGGAAGGTTGCAAAATCTCGTCCTCCGTTAGATGACAAGACACCGGGGACATTTTCCCAGACAAGCCATTTGGGTTTAAGTTGTTCAGCCATGCTAAGATAGGTGAGCATGAGGTTTCCTCTGGGGTCCGATAATCCTTTTCTAAGGCCTGCGACGCTGAAGGATTGGCAAGGCGTTCCGCCAACGAGAAGGTCAATTGTTTTGTCATTATTCCATTCCTTAAATTTTGTCATGTCTCCATGATTTGGTACATTTGGGTAGTGATGCTGTAATACAGCGCTTGGGAATGCATCAACTTCGCTGAACCATTGCGGTTCGAAGCCTAAGTCATGCCAAGCTACTGTGGCGGCTTCCACGCCAGAGCATACTGATCCATATTTTAATTTAGCCATTATCTTCCCCAAACATTAATAAATTGATCCAGAAAAACTATAATCTCTGGCAAGTGTACGGCAGCTACAGCAAATAATGCCATAGCCAATCCGTCGATTATCATTGTGGTGTTCATAATTTATTTCCTCATTTTTGCATTTATACAGCCATTATAAGCATTTTTGCGTAGCGGTCAAACACTTTATATATCATTTTTATATCATAATGTACTTGTGCATCTATTTGCATTGCTTTATTGCTGGTTTTATCAGACCCAAGGAGATTTAAAATGGTTGATAAAAGAGTATTAATTAATTTTAGCGAGCAGCAATATGATGCTGTGGCAAAGGCTGCGCATAAATCTGCATTGCCTTTCAGTTCGTTTGTTCGCATGGCTTCATATATGGAAGCAACTAAAGCGGGCGTGGAAGTTGCAAAGCCAGACAATGAGGCTGAAGCTGAAATAATTGCGTCGGATATTGTAGAATGATTATTGTTGGCGTTGATCCGGGTTTCTCTGGGGCAATTGCACATTATTGTACGCGCACTAAAGATTTAGACGTGCAAGACATGCCCACCATTTTAAATAATCGCGGTAAAATTGAGATAGATATACATTCGTTACTGCATATGCTTGAGCCAGAAGCGAAGGATCGTATGGCTGTGCTTGAGCAAGTTGCGTCACGTCCCGGTCAATCTTCAGTTGCTACATTTAGGTTTGGCATGGGGTACGGCGCGTTAATTGCGTGTGTGGCAGCTAATAAAACGCCCATGCACTTAGTTACACCTAGCAAGTGGAAGAAACACTTTAATTTATCATCTGATAAAGACACTAGCCGCCAACTTGCAATTCAAAGATTTCCAGACCATTATGAGAGGTTCGCACGCAAAAAAGATGATGGGCGTGCCGAAGCTAGTTTAATTGCTCTATATGGAGCAGAAGTTTTAAATAAATAAAATGAGGGAAAAAATGCAAAATACTAACATAGTCAAAAGCAGTGATAAAATAGCTGTATGGTTTTCATGTGGGGCTGCATCTGCTGTTGCGCTGAAGCTAACTGTTGATAAATATGGACTAGATAACGTCTATGCGGTTAATAACCCTGTTATTGAAGAGCATGACGACAACTTACGTTTTCTTGATGATGTAGCTGAATGGGTTGGTATTGAAATACAATCAGCTATTAACTCAAAATTTCCTACAGCTTCAGCAGTTGATGTTTTTAACAAAAAGAAGGGAATGTCATTTATACACGGCGCACCATGCACTGTTGAGCTAAAGAAAAGAGCAAGGCAAGAATGGGAAAAAGATAATAAAGTAGACTGGCATGTTTTTGGCTTTACTGTTGATGAGATAAAAAGGCATGAAAGATTTGTCTTATCTGAGCGTAGTAATGTGTTGCCAATATTAATTGATGCAAAAATGAATAAAAATGATTGTGCAGACTTATTGCGTAGTAATGGTTTAGCTTTACCAGAAGTATATAATTTAGGATTTCCAAACGCTAATTGCATAGGTTGCGTAAAAGCCACAAGCCCTACATATTGGAACTTAGTTAGGTCGGAGTTTCCAAAGGTTTTTGAAGAAAGAGCAATACAATCAAGAGAACTTGGGTCTAAGTTGACCAGAGTAAAAGGCGAAAGAATATTTCTTGATGAGCTTGACCCTAATACCAAAGGTAGACCTCTAAAAAGTATGCCTGACTGCGGTTTATTTTGTGAAGAAACTTAATATTAATTTTAACAAAGGAGAATACAAATGCAGATAATACCAAGTGAAGAACTATCGAATAAGGCATACCACGAAATGCCTGCAATATCGTCAAGCGCGGTGAAGACAGTCGCAACGTCATCGCTGTACCACTGGAAGAACACTACGTTCAATTCCACGCCAGCTATGATTCTTGGCTCGGCATTTCATGCGATGATGCTAGAACCAGAGAAGAACCTTGTGCATGATTCAGGTTTATCACGTCGTGGCAGCAAGGCTTGGAAGGAACAGGAAGAGTTCTTAACTGAAGACGAGATACTACTTCCAAGTGGTGAGTACGAACAGTGCAAGAAAATGGTTGATGGTTGCTTGCAAAATAAAATGGCGAAAAATTTATTGACCAACAAAGACATGCTTGCTGAATACAGCTTCATCGCAGAATGTTCCGAAACGGGGCTTGAGCTTAAATGCCGCCCGGATGGATTGTTAAAAGAGGCAGGCATTGTGATTGATCTGAAGTCTTGTTTGGATGCATCGCAGCGTGGCTTTGATAAGTCGGTGCGTAATTATAGATATGATTTGCAGGCGTGCTTCTATCGATATGTATTAAAGTTATGCGGTTATGAAACTACAAATTTTATTTTTATCGCAACTGAGAAGAACAGCTATGCCACAGCATGCTATGAATTATCAGATAAATATAACAAGTATGCCGAAGAAGAAATGTTCAGGACATTGCGTAAAATTAAAGTGGCACAAGATACAAACACGTTTGATACCGGGTGGCCTGAACTTGAAACATTACATTTGCCAGCTTATCTCGACGAAAATCACGGCTTATGAGAAATCCCAGTGCAGGGGTGCTGCACACATTTAAAGGAGTTGTAAAATGCAACACATAATAAGCGGCGTGAAAGCGCTATACCCAAGACTAAATGCTACTTACAGGTTTGATCAGGAAGAATATAAGAGCCAAAAATGCTCGCCTGATGCCGAGGGTGCAGCCTACGAAATGTCATTTAATTTGACAGGTGAGCAATGTAAGGAGCTGAACGCCATTTGTATGCAGGCATATAAAAATGCGGCGGCAATGGATGCTAACAGCAAACGCAAGTGGCCTGAACAGCCACTAAGCTTGCCTTACAAGCGAGATGACGCGAAGCAAGGTGATTGGATTGGAAAGGCTAAGTTAAAAGGCGCATATTCAGGCGAAGTTACGAATCCGCCACGCCAAGTAGATGCATCACGAAAGAAGCTGCCAGAAGGCTTTGAGCTTACTACTGGTTCTACTGTGAATATCGCATGCACTGTAGTGCCATATAATACGGGAACGCTCAATGGAGTCTCATTAAGATTACGTGCAGTGCAGGTGTTAGAGTTAGCTGAAAAACAAGAGGCAGATGACCCGTTCACTGAAGTGTCTGGCGGATACTCTGGCGGCGCTTCACCTGTTAATGGTGTTGAGCATGACCCATTTGGATTGCCACCAGCTACGCCAACAGCGTCAAATGATCTGGAAGATGACATTCCATTTTAAATAAACATGCCGTTAGACAGAACTTAATGAGGTTTTGTCTAACGGACACTAAAAGACAATTGTGGAGGGAAAATATGTCATCATTAGATTTAGTAAGGCGTTTAGGTAGAAATGAAGAAAGCGATGAATGCTACACGCCCGCAAATCAAATTGCGCCATTATTTAATTATTTAGACAAGACAAAAACTTATTATGAAGCCACAAGCGGAAAATCTAGTTTAATTTTAGATGCGTTTAATACTAGTGAATATAATATTATTGGAAGCAATGGTGTAGATTTCTTTAACACAACAAAAGATGATGTTTATGATGGTGTAATTACAAATCCACCATATAGCAAAAAAGATGACTTCATTGAGCATTGCTATAGCTTACAAAAGCCTTTTGCTTTATTTTTACCTGTTGCTGCCTTTCAGGGTAAAAGAAGAGGTAATTTATTTATGAGGTATGGCATGTCAGCTTTAGTTTATAATAATAGAGTTGATTTTACTGGTAAAGGTCAGCCTCACTTTGGCAACGCATGGTTTATGTGGGGCTTCATGCCAGATAACACAATACATTGGGTGAATAATCCATCAATAAAAAATTGAGGAAGGAATAAAATGCAAAATACGAAATTTCCAAATGCAAGCTGGGATAGATACTCAGATAAAATTATAAGCGCACTATCATTGAAAAAGACGGCTATAGGTGAATATCATGGTGCTTGCCCGGTATGTCAGGGTGAAGATAGGTTTTGGATAAAGGAAACTGCTGAAAGTGAAGTCATGGTTAGCTGTCGTAAATGCTCAGATTTTGCCGGCATAAAAGATGCGCTGCGAAGGCAGAGGTTATGGCCTGACGAGAATGAGAAGCCTTTGACAAAAGAATACAACATAAGTTGGCCTGAACCAGAGGCAGAAGCCACGCATCCATACTTGGTTAAGAAAAAGATTGGGCTTGGCAATGCATCTATAAAGGGTGACATATTGGTTATCCCTGTCATTAATGCCAAAGGTAAGCGTGTAGGCACGCAGAACATTAATCCGACAGGCGCAAAGAAATTTTCCACTGGTATGCCTGTCGTTGGTAATTTTAGCGTCATTGGCGGCAAATTAGACGATCTTGTTTACATATGTGAAGGATGGGCAACTGCAATGTCGTGCCACATGGCGACGGGTAGGCCAGCAGTATTTGCATTATCTGCGGGCAATATGACTGCTGTGATAGGTGAGCTGCTAGAGGCACGCCCTAATCTGCG